AGCAATAGCCGTAAACGAAGAACTTTGCATGAGGAATCCCCTGTTCAAACTTTTTACGAAACCGCCACTTGATATTATCACTGATGGATCGGCTTTCTTCCTGGGCAAAAGAGGCAAGGATGGTCAGCATCAACTCTCCATCTCCGCTCATGGTATGGATATTTTCTTTCTCAAACCAGACTTCAATACCCAGTTCTTTCAGGTGACGTACCGTCTGCAGAAGGTCAACCGTGTTTCGGGCAAACCGCTGGATGGATTTGGTCAGGATGATGTCTATTTTCCCGGCCTCGGCATCTTCCAGCATCCGCCGGAATTCCTGCCTCTTCTTTATCCCCGTCCCAGAGATGCCGTAGTCCGCATAGACCCCGGCGTATTCCCAATTCGGATTTTTCTGTATCAGCTTGCTATAATAACTGACCTGTGCCGAAAGGGAATGGTGCATCCGCTCCGATTCCATGGAGACACGGGCATAGGCTGCAACTTTCTTTCGTTGTTTCAGTCCGGATATTTTTTGTTCGATTTTACGGATAGTCCGCATAGAATCAGCTCCTTTCAACACTATATATCCCTCTTTTTTAACCAATTAGCAAGTATATAAATCGCCAGAAAAGGGCTGATATTTATGGAGCATCTCCTGCTCGAAAGTCTGGTACTCCTTCTCGGTGATAAGCTTTTCCGCCAGCATCACTCTCGCCAGATACATCGTCACCTGGAAGGTTGCTTCATTACGAAATAACCTTTTATCCATGGCGACCATCTCTGAAGCGATACTCGACATAGCAGGCATGGGAACAGAACTTCCGATGGCTGTTGCCATAGACACTGAACTTTTTGCCGCAATTTAGGCAAGTGAATGTATAGACCGCCTTCCGCTTCACCAGCTCGGGATGAGCGTTCCACCATTTGTTACGACAGGCATCGCAGCAGAATCGTTTCCGCTTGCGTCCCGGATTCTGTTCAATGGGCTTTCCACATTGCTCACAGACTGATGTTGTCTTCTTGGTAACCAGGTTGTGCCGTCTGCAGAAAGATTTCACTGTATTGATAGAAATACCGAGTATCACTGCTATCTTCCCATACCCTGCTCCGTCTCGGCGCATAGTAGTAATCTGTTGTTTCTGTTCATCCGTCATAATGAACACCTCCTGAAAATTGGCTCTCAGGAGTAATAGGACAAAAGAAATGATTTCAAGTACCCTAGAAAACAATTTTCAGTTTTTCCCAACTTGATTGGAAAAGTATGCTGAACTCAATGGGATCACTGTATCAGAATTAGTGAGACGTTCTGTTATAGAACGAATTGAAGACGAGCATGATGTAAAAGCTTACAAAGAAGCCTTGGCAGAATTTGAAGCCGACCCCGTAGTCTATTCTCTTGATGAAGTGGAAAAAGAGTTGGATCTGAAATGAATTACAGTGTTGTTTTTTTCCAAAAGAGCGTTAAAACAATTAAAAAAATTAGATAAATATACAGCATTCCTGATTACAAGTTGGTTGAGGAAAAACATAAATGGGTGTTCAGATCCTAGACAACATGACAAAGGATTAACCGCAAACAGAAGCGGGCAGTGGAGATATCGAGTAGGTGATTACCGAATCATTGTAGAAATAGAAGACACCAAGGTGATTGTTTTGGTTCTTGAAATTGGGCATAGAAAGAATATTTATCTGGATAAATAGAAATAAGCCGATACGGAACATCCTTCCCGATGTTCCGTATCGGCTTTTCTCATGCAATCTTCTGCTTTGCATCAGCCACAATAGCTTTGACCGCTTGCTGCAGCAAAGTAATATACAGCCTGTTCCGAATCTTCACCCACCAGCTGGTGGTGGTCTGGATTTCTGCTTCCAACGGATCTGTGAGGTTCTTCATCTGCGCTTCCACTAGTTTTTGGACATCATCCAGGTCAATGGACTTGATGGCCGCTTCGGCTTCGCTTCTGGCAAAGTCTACGACGACATTGGCGACGGCTTTCTTGATTTCTTCACGGTTCATAGTCATTTACCTCCTAGAATCAGTTGTTCATAATCTGTCACTCCCCTGGCAACTGCTCTGGCCATGGCATCCTGGGCGTTTGCAAGGATTTCTTCATCGCCAGGATTGGTGATAAAGGCCAGCTCGACCAGGACGGCGGGCATATCCGTGTTTGTGAGAACATACAGGCCGTTGACGCCGGGCGTAGCGATTTTCACGCCACGGTCGGTGATATCAAGGGCATCTACCAACTGGCTCTGGATGCAGCTGGCCAGCACGCTGCCACGGTAACTGCCGGCACAGGCCCAGGTTTCTGTGCCGTTGGCTTCTTCGGCTTCAGCGGCATTGCAGTGGATGGATACGAAGATGTCGGCGTCACTGCTGTTCGCCGCTTCGCAGATATCGTACAGGCTGTCGGACTGGAGCAGTTCGGTTTCAACACCAGCGGCATTCAGATAGCTTTCCGCAGATTCACCTACAGCCAGTGCCACATCACATTCGCGCAGCCCCGTTTCTCCGTTCACGGCACCGGGGTCAGGATTGCCGTTCGGCGCATGGCCGGGATTCAGGAATACTTTCATGATTTATCTTCTCCTTTCTGGTTGGCGGCGGACTTTACGGTACCGCCGATATAGCCAAGCAGGCCGGATGCGATGGACATGGCCAGCTCGTTAAGATTATAAAAAATGGCCATGATCAGGGCTGTGACCAGCCCAATGATGACCAAACAATCGGGGATATTCACTTTTTCAAACAAACTCATCCCACCACCTTAATGGTTAATACCACTTCTGCCTTTGTTGCTGAGGCTTCTGCCAGATAGGAATACAAAGCATCCGATATTTCCCCAATCATTATGACCCCCAGATCATCATCTTTCTCATAGAACAATTCTGTGGTATCCGATATTCCTGTCCCTGTCGTAAGTTCAACTTTGCAACCTGCATATCGTTTTTCTTCATCCAACAGGAACAGCAGCCCTTTACGGCTTCCATTTTCCAGAGCCCCCACGCCGACTATCTTAGGGCTTTCCGGGGATTGCTTCGTCGTCATAAGCATATGGCCAGTCAGCCACTGCGTGCCCTGTCCCGTCATCGTAAGGCTTACATCTGTAAAAGGAACAGTGGGAATCGGGGCGGCGTCGGTTGCACTGACAATCATGCCATTACTGATGGGTGCCGATATATAAGCAAGTTGAGGATTGGTACTGCTGTTTTCCTGCTCTTCCCCGTTGATAGTGATTTTCCCCGCATAATAATCGGTATCTGCTTTCAAGTTGATGCTCAAGGTATCCTGATACGTTGTAGCATATACGGTATTTCCATCTGAGTCTGTTTGTGAGGATAACTCCGGATGGTTGCAGGTAAGCGTAATGGTCTGATGCTCTTTTTGAATCAGGGTTATCGTCTTTCGTGCATCTGCCTGTGACAGGTCAGCCGTCCCCGTCACCAGTTCACCCTCTGAGGTATAAAACTTTTTCCCCTTAGCCACATCGGCAGCTTTCGCCGTTGTGTCAGACACTTCGCAGAACCGTGCCCTGCCGCCGTTTTTTAGGGGAATCAGGATGGATGGCACTTCGCTGTAACTGGCTCCGGCTATCGTCACATTTACCTTCATGGCCTTCCCTCCTTACTCGACAGTCAGGATTTTCGTCAGGCTGTCCTGGGAAACGGAAACGGTCGTCAGACTGCCCGTCACCTTGGTACCATTGATGTAGGCCGTCTTACCGCTGACAATCGTCCCCGCGGCGGCGGTGGCATCACTGGTATCGACTACGCTGGACTTGCCGCTGATGCCGAGGACCGTCACCCCGGACTTGATGTTGCCGCTGACGAGCTTGGCCTGTTCTTCTTTGCTGATACGCACAGAGCCGCTGCCATTATGGAAGCCGGCCGGGATGGTATAGGCGCCATCAGCTTTGGCAATGCTGCCGCTGACCGCGCCGTTGTCAGTCATCGTCCCGATAACAGACCCGCTGCCCAGGAAAACTGACTTGCCGTTCAGGATATCGCCGGAAGAGGCCGTAGCGCCAGAGGTATCATAAAAGACCGCGCTGCCCTCCCCTTCTGCCAGGGGAATCGATACCTGCGGCACTTCTGCATAGATAACGGAATTGATTTTTACGTTCTTCGCCATGTTGATTGCTCCTTTACTCGACTTTTAATTCATAGCCATTGAAACTGATCCTGCCATAATTCGACGGAATGGCAGCCACCGTCACTTTGGAAAGAGCAGTATACCCGCCGTCTGCGGTGATGACCTGCTCCTGAGCCGTTGGAGTGACTCGCTTTTCCTGGTACGCTTCAGACGGCGCCTGTGGCATGGAAAGAATGCCGACCAGAGAATTTCTTTTAAGAGGTAGGGAAACAAAGCCTGCTAAAGTACTTTCATTCTGTGCCACGCTCCGTCACGCTCCTTTCCAGGAAAAAATCCCTGGCCGGGATGATGGTATCGGTATAGCCAGTTCCCCGCACGAGCTTCACTTCATAGATATACCGGCCACAGGATAAATGCCGTGTATCTTCCGGCAGGAATACCAGAACACAGCTGTCCTGCTCCTGACGGATGCCCTGGCCCAGCGTTTTCGTGAGGACAGGGTCCTTATCCGTAATGAAGCGTTTCAGTGTAAAGGTCAGGCGGTCGCCGTCCCCCGGGATAAAGACACTGCCCGTTACCCGGTCGCGGATGGTCAGGTCGAATTCTGCTGAATCGCCCCGCGTCAGATGGATCCGGTTCTTCACTACAAAAAAGCTCATCTCCCTCACCCCTGTTCATGCTGGCGCTGTTCCATCACATCCAGGCGGTGATGGGCATGCTCTGTCGATTCTTCCACCCGGGACAGCCGCTCGGCCATCTGCTGCCGTTTGGCTTCCGTATCCGTCAGCTGCCGGCGCAGTTCGACGACACAGTCCCGAAGGCTCCGCACCGATTCATTCAGCGGCTTAATGACGCTGAAGTTGAAGATGACGCCGCAGAGCATCAGGACCGATACCAGAGACGCGGCCATCTGTAACCATTCAGCCATATTCCTCACCCCCTATCCTGTCCGCTGGAACATATACACGACAATGGACGGCTGCATATTGTTGTGCGGCTGGCCGCCGCCCGTCCGGGAAAGGCTGTGGGAATGATTTCCATCCCAGGACGTATGCCCGTCTACCTGATTGCCATGCCAGCAGCCGTCGCCATAGCCTACGGCCACAGGTGCATCATTGCCTTCACAGGCATCCCACTGGAAGTTGCGCGGCAATGCCCCGCAGGACCAATGACGATGATTTCCGCTGTCTCCAACCGTATGGCCATGAGCCGGAGTTTCTGGAATCGTAAGGTTGTGCTTTTCTTCGCCCAGTTTGTCCCCGGCCTTGTACATGGTTCCGCTGTCTGCCGCCCCGGCCCCAATCAGGCAACGGCCCATGGCAAAGGCCACCCAGGTCGTCCCCGGCCAGTACGTTGCCGGATTCTTCCCGTCCGCAGAAATGTAGATGGCATTGACAGGGAACGGGCATGCCTGGATCTTGGCCACGGCTTCCTCGTCCATATCGGCATAGGTGACCTTGCCCCAGCTGCCATTGCTGTGCAGGACGGTATTCAGCTTCCCTGCAGAAGGTGACGGGACCATGCCGCTCTGGCCTGCTGTCTTTTCGCCGCAGCCGCTGAAATCCGGCAGGGTGATATCCCTCGTGCCGTCAAACAGCACCCGGTGAATCTTCCGTCCCGTCTGCAGCTTCGACGCACTGGCCGCATTGCCGCTGATGCCGCTGGCATGGGCCTTGGCATCGGTCAGGTGGGCATTAATGTCAGCGGCCGTAGCAGAAATCCGCTCATAGAGCCGGGCATCATTACTGACCAGCTGGGACACGGTCCTGTTCTGCTGATTGAAGACGACCGGGTCTTCCGAAAGATACTGAGGGAAAAGCACATCATAATCCAGCGTATTCTCCACAGCTTCTGTGGGCCGGACTTCCTGCCCGGCCCGGTCCGGAAAATCCGCCGACCATTTCTCTTTGCTGTAATCATCCATTTGTCATCACTCCTTTCTTGGATACGATGGTCGCCGTCGAGAAGGTGGCTTCTCCGTTCCAGTGAATCTTGCCATTCCAGGAATAACCCAAGTAGATGGCATAGCCCAGATGGGCCGGCTTGTAGATGTCGAGCTGGGCAATCAGCTTCGAAAGCGTTCCGGTATCCTTGTCGTTCATAATGCAGTACACCTTGAAATAATATTCTTCATTCACTTCCTCGATGTGGCCAACACTGTACAGGTTCACGATGGAGTTCATGAAATCCACCGTAGACACATCCACATGCTGCAGCTTAAAGAGGATCCGCTGCCTGCGGAATTCGTCGGTATCCCCGTCGCCGGGCTTGATGCCAAGGAACGATTCATAAAGAGACAGCGCCCAGGTGGCTGTGTTCACGAAGAAGTTGTCCGCCAGGTCCTGCAGAGCCAGGCGCAGGCGGTCATGCTCCTCATTGCAGGTTTCTGCCGCCCGGCGGAACATCGGGGCCTTCGATAAAAAATGCGGCAAATACTTCAGGATATCCATCCGCCTCTGCCGCATCCAGTTATTGGCTGACAAGGTTCAGCACCACCTTTCCGGCTACCGGAATCTGCTCGTTCGTCAGTTCCACATTGGCCGCGTTTCCATTAAGCTTCAAATTCTTATAATCCGTAATGCCGCTGATGGAAAGGAGGAGTTTCCCCATCTGGGCCAGGCTGACATAGGAAAGCGTAAAACCCGTCTGCTTGAGATAGGCTGTCATGGCTGCCTTTACGGCATCGGGACTCGCGGTTCCGTAGATATCTGCCGTCAGGTCAATGGTCAAAGGAGCTGGTGAAACGACGGTCACGGTCGCTCCAATGGGCCGCTGGCTTTCGATGTAGTCGTAGACTTCCTGTATCAGTTCCGCCGATGCCGATTCGTTCTCTGCCGTGACGATAATGACCTTCACTGTACCATTGCCCTGCCAGAGCGGGATGACTTTGCAATTCCCGACGCCATCGACGGACATGGCCCAGTCACGATAATGATTGGCATTGCCCGAAGTAATGGGCTGGCGAACCCGGAAAAGTAACCGGGCAAGGAGTGCGGCATCCGTTTCTTCATCCGCCCCATCGGTGCATTTCTTATGGTTAACGACCGCCGAGATATTCGGGATGGAATAGGGGATTTCCGTAATCGTTCCTTCGGCCACATTGCCAGTCGCTCCGGCATCGGCGGCTTCCACAGGAATCGTAACCTCAGCGGCATCGGCAGGAATGGTGGCCGACTCCAGGGTGTAAAAGCGTCGGCCGTCTTTTGTCTGGAAGAGACTGCTGCGAATGATGTAGGCTCCTGCCATCCCCGTCACCGTGACTTCTCCTTTGGCCTTGACGGCTTTCTTGCGATCGACGCCAAATTCCGCTGCCCGCAGCGTCAGGTAATCTCCCCAGGACGTTTTGGCAAAGGCCGCGTCGCGCAGCATGGCCATCTCGGCATAGCTGCTCTCAAATTCCACAGCATTGGCGTCGATCAGGTCGCGGGCAAAGGTACCTTCCATGGTACTTTGCTCTTTTTCCGTGATGGTGTGCAGGGTCTGGGTCATGCGGCTTTCAATCACATCTTTAGTCTGTGCATCAAATAAATTGCTCATGCCTTGCTCCTTCCTGTCGTCACGGTCAATGATTCGTCACTGTAAATAGAAGTGACGTCAACCGTAATGACCAAATCATCCCGTTCCCGCTTCTCCACCTCGACATGGTTAATGCGGGCAATGTACGGATTCACCATCAATCCCTCGCGGATATTCCGGCAGATCTGGTCTGCCGTATACCGGCTGTTTGACGTTCTCCCCTGATACGGCTCGATGGTAATGCCATAGCTGTCATCATAGGCCAAGTAGCGATACCGCTCGGTGAGGATTGCCTTATAAATCCAGACCTTGAGGGCTTCATTTTCCGTCACCATCAGGTTCTGGCCTTTTTCATCGTAGCGGAAGCACTGCTTATCAAAGTCATAGCCGTATTCTACAAAAAGAGGCAGCGACTCATTCC